ATTGGAGATAGCGCCGGATTGGTTCACTTACGCTATGTATGCGTCTATAGCCGCCTCTTTTGGTATTCGTGGTATTAAAGGGTTTAGGAAGTAATGCAGGATAATTTTATAAAAAGTCTGGACACTGTATTAGAGCATGAAGGTGGGTATGTGGATCACCCTGAAGATCCGGGTGGGCGTACTAATATGGGGATTACCCAAGCGGTATATGAAAAGTATTTAGGGCGTGATGTTACTGAAGAAGAAATGAGGAATATGAAAATAGGCGATGTGCGCCTCATCTATAGAGCAAATTACTGGGATAAGGTGAAAGGTGATGAGTTGCCTTCGGGGGTTGATTTTTGTGTATTTGACTGGGCGGTTAACTCAGGAGTATCCAGAGCAGGTAAGGCTTTACAGAGGGTTGTGGGGGCTACAAGTGATGGAGTAATTGGCCCTAATACACTAAAAGCGGTCTACAATGTAGATCCGCAAACCATTATTACTAAATTAACAGATGAGCGTGAGGCGTTTTATAAAAGATTATCTACTTTTAATACTTTTGGTAGAGGGTGGCTAAATAGAAACAAGAAAACTTGTGAGGTTTCTTTGGATTTAACTACTTCTGGGATGGAAGGTGTAGCGTAATGGCTCTACGGAAACTAACTTTTAAGTCGGGAATTAACAGGGATATTACTGATTATGCCCAAGAAGGGGGCTGGTATGCCTGTAATAAGGTTCGATTTTTTAAAGGGTTCCCTAAAAAAATAGGGGGATGGACAAAACATACTGTTACAAAATTCAATGGTATATGTCGCAGTTTGTTTTCTTTTTCTGGTTTATTGGGAGTTAAGTACCTTGCGCTAGGTACATCTGAAAAAGTATTACTTAATGGTGGGGGTACTAGCTATAACATTACACCTATACGAGCTACTGCGGGGGCTGGAGGTATCGTATTTGCTGCAACAAATGGGTCTTCTACTATTACTGCGACAGATGCAAGCCATGGTGCTTTAGTTGGGGATTGGGTTACTTTTAGTGGTGCGGTTACTCTAGGTGGGGTTATCACAGCGGCTGTTTTAAATAAAGAATACAAGATTGATACTGTACCAACTGACGGTACTTTTACTTTTACCGCATTAGATGCTAATGGAGATGCTATTGCAGCTAATAGTAGTGATAGTGGAAACGGGGGTGGAAGTTCTAATGCAAGTTATCAGATAGCGATTGGTAATGACACTAATGCCCAAGGTGTTGGTTGGGGTGCAGGAACATGGAATACCGCAGGTGCTACGGTAACTTTACCAAGTGGTACAACCAGAGATGGTGGTTGGAATGAACCAAGATCGGGGGCAGGGATATTTAACCCTATGCGGTTAATTTATTTTACTCGTTATCAGGATGATTTACTGTTCAATATACGTTATGGAGAAATATATCGTTGGGTTTGGCAATCTACACCATCTACAGCCGCAGCTTTACTAAGTGCTTCTCCTTCTTCAGGAACAGAAGTTCCTAATGAAGTTACTCAGGTTATGATTGCACAGGATAATCAAAGCAACATTATTATCGCATTAGGGTGTACTCCATATCCCGCATCAGGAACACCAGATAGAGATCCTTTATTAATACGGTGGTCTGATGTAAGTAATCCTTTTAACTTTACGCCTAGTGATTTAACTACTGCTGGGTCACTAACAGTTCAAAACGGCTCTCAGATACTGCGTGGTGTCCCAACTACCAGAGAAACACTCATTTTTACGGAGTCTTCACTTAGTTCGCTTAAATTTACCGGAACTTTTGATGTATTCAGGCTAGATGAACTTAGTTCTAACACATCTCTGATTGGGCCTAACGCGGTAGCTACTGTAGATGGTGTGACGTATTGGATGGGGTTAAATAAATTCTACCGCTATGATGGGCGTATTAGTACGTTAGATTGTACTGTGCAGGAAGAAGTGTTTGAAAGTTATAACATAGACCAAGCAGACCAGATATTTGCCGCACTTAATTCGGAATACCATGAAGTATGGTGGTTTTACCCAACTGCGGGAGCAACCACTATTACACATTATGTAGCGTATAACTATCTGGAAAACATATGGTTTTATGGGGATTGTGACGGTACAACTGAGGGAGATGCATCTTTTTCACGTACTGCATGGCAGGATACGGGGATTTATGCAAAACCATACGGCGCAGGTATAGATGAGAACATCTATCAGCATGAGACAGGTAATAATGCAGCTACAGATACATCTCCTCATGCAGCACTGGCCTCTTTCATTACGTCTGCACAGGTATCATACGATCAGGGAGATCGGTTTGTTTTAATGAATCGTGTGTTGCCGGATATAGATTTTACATATTCTAATGCGACAACAGATATAACAGCCAGTACAGGGGGAGAAACGGTTACGCCAACGGTTAATTTTAGTGTGATTGCTAAGAAATTCCCCGGATCTGCTTCTTATACAACTAATGAGTCTGGTGAAACCCTTACTGATGCGGTTACTGCTGTTAACTCAGTGACAATAGACCAATATACGCAACAGGCTCATATGAGGGCCAGAGGGCGTTCTTTAGGGTTTAAAATAGAATCGACTGCGAAGAATGTGGCTTGGGAGCTTGGAGTCCCCAGAGCAGATTTTAGAACAGATGGGAGGAGAGGTTAGTGGCTTTTGAGCAATTTCGTTCCCCATCATTACCACTTGCGCCGGAAACGTATGAACAATCGTACTTTAATACGTTAGTAAATAGTATAACCTCGTTTTTTACAATTATAGATTCTAAAGCAGCCATGAGTACCGATACGATGATAACGGGTACTTTTCAGCTACCTGTTGGCGCATTGACTTTGGCAAATGGCGCAAATAATAACATTGCGAGTCCCGGCAAAAGTTTTGTAAGAATAACGGGGCCAACGGGTGTTTTTAATATTACAGGTATTACAGCGCCTATAAAATCAGGCGATAACAATCCTGATGGGACAATTATTGTTCTTTATAATTCAACATCACAGAACATGACGATAACTAACGATAGCAGTAGTTCAACTGCGGCTAACAGGATATACACAAATACAGGGTCTGATGTAGCTACAACAGGCAGAGGATGCGTAACTTGTATATACTCTGTTACAGACAGCCGTTGGATAATGGTATCATCGCTAGCATAGGTAGGTAGGCAACTATGGCGACTTTGACAAATAAAAGAAGGCAGGAAATAGAAGCCCTTCGTATGAAGATATTGCGGGGAGCGATAGCCCGAATAGCTCGTCAACAGGGTAGGACGCTTTCTGAAGCTGAAGTTAACAAACACATAGCTAATTTTGAAACATCGCGGGACATAGTAAAACAGTTGGAAAGTAGTGGGGATTATACGGCTGTATATACCTCACCTACATCTGATGCATCAACTAGTCGCACATTGGATAAAGAAAATGCGGCTAAGGGGGGGTATCAATTTAAACCTGAACCCGCTGTAAGAGCGGTTAACCGAACACAAAGATTAATAGGAGAAGTTCCTGAGCTTAAAGAGCTATTAAAGCATAAAGATGCCTCAAAAATAGATCCTGTTTTGCAGGATCTATTGTATACCGCTGATATCCTTGAAAAAAATATGCAAGATAAAACAGGTAAAATAACACCGGGAGAAGGGGATAGACTTCTAGCGGGAGTGTTTGCAGGGGATAGGCAAGCCATGCGTGATTTATATATCCAAGGACACCATACGGATATAAAGAGTAAAAATATTAAAGAGTATGCAAGTAAGGGTTTTGGTGCTGCAACAACCCCTTATATGGCAACAACCCCTAATATAGCAACAGTTAGTAAGCAACCTTTTGAGTATTCTCCAGAAGAAAGACAAGCTATAGCAAATGCCTATAAAGTAGATCCCTCTGGAAACTTTGCTGAAAACGTTCGGCAATCTATTGATGCCCAAAAAATAAAAACTCCGACAACACCTGAAGGCCCACCATCTGGAAGGTTAGCAATTCAAGCAGCTACTGATGCTAAAAACCAAGAAGCTCCGACAGCACCTACATCACAATATTCTCCAGAAGAAATACAAGCTATAGAAAATACTTATAAAATAGATCCTTATGGAAACTTTGCTGGAAACGTTAAGAAATCTATTGATGCTCGAAACCAAGAAGCTCCGACAACACCTGAAGGCCCACCATCTGGAATGTTAGCAATTCAAGCGGTTATTGATGCTAAAAACCAAGAAGCTCCGACAACACCTGAAGGCCCACCATCTGGAATGTTAGCAATTCAAGCAGCTATTGATGATCAAAAAAGGAGGGAAGCTGTAGAAAAGCAATATGGAAGGAAAGTGGCTGGACGGGGAGAACTAGTATCGCCTTTGGGTGCTACAGAATCGGAAGCAGAAGTAATTCCAGAAGTAGTCTCAACACCGAGCGGTATGCAATATGGTGGGGAGTTACCTCTTGTAACATCAGAACAAATAGCAAGAGCAACTGAAATAGAAAGAAGAAGAAGGGAAGCTGTAGCACGTAAATATAGAAGGGGACTAGGTTACGCAAGTTCAGAGTTAACAGAGCAAAGGTTAACAGGGCAAAGAAACCCGTTTGCTGGTGGAGGAAACCCGTTTGCTGGTGGAGGCATGGTTTATGACTATGCTGGTGGAGGCATGGTTTATGACTATGCTGGTGGAGGTGAAGTTGCTGCTCGTGGATTGGCTAGTTTAGGGCGAGGGCCAGATACTGAATTGGTTCATATGTCTCCACGGGAAGTTGGTGCATTAGATGACCTAGCTAGGGCAACTGGACTACAGGGGCTACCTGTTAACCCGCAAACAGGGCTTCCTGAAGCAGGTATATTTGACGCTATAGCACCTATAGCGATTGGTATTACATCAGCAGCATTAGCACCAGCAACAGGCGGTGGGTCACTGCTTGCTAATCCGTTTTTTGTGGGTGGTATGTCTGCATTAGGCGCAGGTATTGCCTCTGGGTTTGATACGGCACAGATGGCTAAATGGGGGCTAGGTGTTGGCGGTGGCGCAGGTTTGTATGGCTCGTTAGCAGGGGCTGGAGCAGCGACACCCGCAGGACAACAGGCAGCGCAACAAGCATTAACAGAAAAGGCAAAATTAGGAGCATCAAATTTAACGCAGGTGGGAGGATTAGGAGGGCAAGCTCCAAGCGTATTACCAACAACAACAGGGTGGGATGCGGTAGCGGCGCAAGGTAGGAATGTAGGTCGGGTTTTCGGTGCAGATGGTACTGGTTTTGAAGGTGCTAAACAACTTTTTGGGTGGGGGGCGCGGG